GTTTCTATAAGTTGAGTAGTCAGGGCGCCCATAAGGGTAATGGGGTTTAAAAGAGATCTTGTTAGGCCTTTTCCAAACTCTTTAGCTGTTTCAGTTAGTCCCTTAAAACCATCACCTGATTTTATTAAACCTGAAAGTAAGCCCGCAAAACCTTTATCTGAAACTCCAAAAAGTCCTGCAAAATTATCTGCTAAACCTTTTCCATGATCTTCAGCAGCTTTTAAAAGCCCAATTCTTTTTTCAAGTATTTTGTTCTCTTTTTTAAGCTCCTTAAGATTCTTAATTCTATTCTTAAGATCTTCTTTGCCGGCTTCGGTCAGCTCCTCGCCGGATTGGACACCGCGGACCATATAATTTATTATTTCTGCTTCTTGTTGTATCTGTATATCTTTGATCTTTATCTGATCAGTCAAATTATCGCGGTGTTTTTGTTCGCCAGATATAATCTCAGATTGAAGCGCTTGTCTTCGTTCAATTCTCTTGTTAACTTCCTCGACGCGGGCGGCGTAGGCAGCGACGGAGGCGGGATCAAATGCGTCCGGTGCGCCGGCTCTTGTACCTCCCACTGTTATACTTGCAGCTGTAGACGCACCGTGTAAAAGATTGACTAATTCATCTAAATCTGTAGGAGAAATAACAGGTATTACTCTTCGGATAAGAGCTTCGATCTGAGTTCTAGTTAATGCTGCCATTTATAAGCATATGCTCCTATTTGAATGGCCAGATCATTCCAGTATCTTTTTCGAATTTACCGACTGCCTGGTCCAAAACGTGCTTGCTTCGATATGTGGCGGCGTTATCCAAGCCATGTTGATTAAAAGAAGAGATATATCTTTTTTCAGCAGATAGAGTACGCATAAATCTATCAAATTGTGTTCTAGTGCCTCTGATTCTAACGGGTAAATAACTGCCTCTGAACAGAGCGTTTAGCAGCATTTTGATTCCTGTGCCCATAGAAGTGAGATAACTTTCGTTTAAAGAAGTTAAGTCAATAAAGATTTCTTGTTCTTGTTCTGACAAGGTTAAGCCTCCAAAACACAACGCTTATCATAAATAGTGTGCATAAAGCAAAATAGGGCTGCGAAAAACACAACCCTATTTCACTTTATTTTTACGATTTGCTTTTTCCATCTCCTGGCGTTCGTCATCGAATTGTTTTACTAGCCTCTTAAGAAACCATCTTCTTATCTGAACAGGTAAATTATATGCCTCATAAAATCCCCATCCTCCATGGTGCTTAAGTAAGAAAAACTCTTCATAGACGTTCTCTATGTACCTATTACCCAGGCCAAAAAAACTCGCCCGTTATAGGTACCTCCATTTCCGTTGTGTACCCACAATGTGGGCACTCCACGGCCTGGGACAATTCCAAATTCGGAACTGCATCTTGATAAGCTAACCTAAGATATCTAGAATCTAAAGCTGGCATATTATCTATAAATTCAGCTATTTGTGGCTTATCCTCAACTCCATTAACATTAACTATCATTATCTTAAACATGTCTGTTAACTGAGAGCTAGGCAAGTTGTTTTTAGTTTTCATTGTTCTTGCTTTCGCCATCTGGTTTTCATCCCGCCCGGATAGTGGGCGAAATTCAATCATAAAACCAGTCTTTGGTAGTTCTACCTGTATTGTGCCGCTTTCGGTCACAGTAAAAGTACTCTCTTCAATATCACTTTTCTTATAATATTGTTCATAATCACCTAAATCAAACTCATTATCGTGAGTTTCACCACACGAAGGACAAGTTACATTAACTTCATAAGCTCTACCATAACCGGTTACTCTAGCAGCAACCAATAAAGCATTTCTATCACCAATTAATAAATCTGTTGGATTAATCGATTTATCGAGGATGATGTTCTCTAGCATCCTATCAATCGCAAGACCTCTTTTTAACAATGAAGGAGAAGTAAGAATGTCTTCATCCTTTGCTGTCATAAACTTAATCTCAATTGTTTCTTTCCCAAATAGGGTGCTATTTTTTGGATAAAATGAACCCTTAGATGGGAGTTCTACAATTTCGGTAGGCATTGAAAAGTTTAAAAGAGATGTTGATGCAGGTCCCGGGGTGGGAATTTGATCAGGAACAGCAGAAACGCTTTTTCGGCGCGATTCGTTTCTATTGGCCAATTTTTTAACCTCACTTTCTTAAAATTAATTTAGAACATGTTTATAGTAACATGTTTTTATACTATTTTAAATTATCTTCCTAAAATACCTGACGGGCGGGCGGCTGTTACATCAACGCGGCCCGGGGCGCCGCCGACATCAGTCAGAGAAGCCCAATCATATCTAAAAGTTAATTCTAGATTATTAATATCTTCGCTTTCATAATCTAATTCATCGAAGCTGACGGCTTTAAGCCATGGATTGTGAAGTTTCCATTCCTCCAGTGGGTTGCCATCTGCATCAATTTGTTGAATGTAGAGGGCGCCGCCTACAGACTCAACAGCTCTTTGCTTAGAAATCGTAAGTACTTTTCCGGGGGATCGGTCATCGGTAAGAAAGTTATGTGGAAGAACATAACCAGAATCTTTTAACAATTGCATCATGGTAGCCGATGCGTCCGGATTAACAGGATCTGCTAAGGTCATAGTAATTTCAGACCACTCAACTCGTCCCGGGTAATAAAACTTATAATTAACAAAGGTGTGTTCTGCTTCTGTGATGGTAATGCTAGGTTTAGTAACCTTTTTCAAAATCCACTGTGGGACACCCCTAAAGCTTAAAAGCCACCTAAACTTTCTTTTTGGTTCTACGCTAAAGTCTGACCAAAATCCATCTAAAGCCATTATTCACATCCTCCTAAATAAGTTACGTACAATATTAAGTAGTTAATACGCAACTTTTATTATATTTTAATCCTCAAAAGAAGCACCAGTATTTGTGATTACAAAATCAATTGCAATAAATTCTATAGCTCGCGCTGGCTTTAAGAATATTTTTGCATACATAATGTTTCTATCAATCAAATCAGGTGTCGTAGTTGTGTCATCTAGAATGACCCTAAAGTCTGTCAAACCTAGTCTGGCCTTTACACTATCAAGGAAAGGTTCGACCTGGCCACGGAATCTATTCCAAGTGCTTTGTACGTTTTGATCAAACAGCAGCCTGGAAGCAATTCTAGAAATCTCTTTCTTAACAAAGATCATAAGTCTTCTGACATTAATCCTATCTAAAGCAGATCGTGTAGATTGTAATGTCTTTTGACCAAATATCACAATACCTTCCGCAGGGAAAGTAGCAATTGGATTAATGTTACGCTCATAAAGATCATCTCTTTCTTTCGATGTCAATCTCTGAGAAACACCGACAACTGGTAACCCTGCGGAACCTTCGCTCAAACCACCTCTGGTAAAACCAGCTGGAGCAAACCAAAGTTCAGAATTCCTCTCAACAGATCCGAATGTTCCGATTGCAACAACAGATGGTGGTACCCAAACCTGCGAGTCGTTTATGGCATCATAAATCTTAACCCATGGGAAATATGCACAACCGTAACTATTGTTCATTCCTCTAGACTTTATAGCAGAAACAGCTTCTGCAACAGAGTTGTTAGTTATTCTTGTCTTAAAATCATTAGTAGTTTCAGTAGAGGGCGCATACCCACCCTTTTCAACATCAATAATAGCTAATGCATCAGCTCTACTTTCGCAAACTTCAAGCACTCTGTTCGTCAGGAGCGGTTTACGAACACCAGGAACGGCCATCATGTTTATTTCTACCTGTTCCGGGTCTGCTAACGAATCTATACCTCTCTTTATAGAATGTGCTGCATAATTTGACTTAAAGGTTGGTGTAGATCCAAAAACATGATCACCAAAAGGATCCTTCTGCTTAATATTGATCCCGTCAAACCCACCAAAAAGAGGAGCAGTAAAACTAGCAAAGCCTGTATCCAAAAGATCAGAGAAAGACTTTCTTTCTGCGGTATATGATCTTCCTACTCTCCTGGAACCAGAAGCGTAACATGCAAACGTTGCATCAGCCGGCGCTAGTGCCGCGTGGGAAGCAGTTTGGTTTATCATTAGATCATCAAGTGAAAAGATGAAAGAAGGTTCACTTGTTGAAGTTGCATCATAGTAACCAAAAGAAGAAGGACCAGGTATAACAAGATCCAAATATGATTCTTCAAATCTAGTACTAGAAGGTGATCTATACGTACTAACTCCAAAACATGCATCTTTTTGATTCGATAAGCCTTCATCAGAACTAGAAATTCTCAAAGGAAGCCTTGGGTGTATTATAGAAGCAGTACTATTAGCCGGAATAGCTGCAATTGGGAGCATCGTACCCATACTTCTAGAGAGTATAATAGTATCTGTATCAATAAGATTGTTGGTGGTTAGTGTTGTTCGAAAGCCTGCTTCGGTGGCCCAGCGGGTTGTGAATTCCACTTTGTCAGTTGTTACTCCTATGCCTATAGTACGTGGGACAGGAGGACCATAAAAACCAGCCGGCAAACATGCTGGATCACTGGCTCCATTTTCAACATCTCCATTTAATACAACTCTTACAAAACTTGACTGATTAGGATAATTTCCATAAAGTCTATACCTATTTTGTGATGTATCCCACTCTTGATACATATCACCAATTTTCTTCGCTACAAAGTTATTGGAATTTGGGTTTAGATCACATTGAGAAAACCTTTCAATAGCTCTAGGGGCGCCATCATGATCTCTAACTTGCCTAAGTACAACCGTAAATGTACCATATGGATTGGAATCAGAGCCTTTTCTAATATCCGTAATGGTAACCTTCAAATTTTTAGCTGACCACTCTCCATCATCAAGCGTAACCAATCTAAACAATTTTTGCATATTCGCAGGATTATAATTTGTGGAATCATTAGTTAAATCCTGACTAAAAAACCATCCAGTCTTTGAAGGCTGAGTATCAATATTTCTGATACCCCAGTCTTGTCCGGTCGCTGAACCATTGAGGCCCACAATAACACCATACAAAGAGCCGTCAGCTGCAAGAGAGCCCTGGCCAATATTTGTGGTTGCGGCATGCGTATCTTTTACATGTCTGTCAAAAGTCTCACCAAGCCAGTAATATTTCTGCTTAGCATTCACTGCACTGCATAAAGCTGGATTTGTGTTAAAAACTTTTCGAATATACCGATCGCTATCTCTGTCAAAATTGAAAACAATCTTTGTTGGTGTCGTTGTAACCGCCTGATTTTCAAATACTTGAGCTGTAAATTCCATTAAATTCGCATTATTAGTTTTGATCGCTATAGCTGAACCGGTTGCGCCGTTTTCAGCAAAAGCTGAACCGGTAGAACCAGCAATTGTAGAGCCAGTTAAAATAATGCCACCTTTATCAAAGTAAAAAACGGCTGCTAAAGAGCCAGTACCCCGATTTGCAGCTCGAACTCCCCGGGGGCGAGTATCAAAAGTATTGCGAAGATCTCTCTGTGTTGAGCCTGAAGTAAAAAGATAAAGTCCATACGCTCCACCAGCGGTTGTCCCACTAGCTCCTAACGTATTATCCGTTTTCCACCCAGCAGAAGCTCCAGCAACAGTACCATCATCAGTTGTAGAATCTGCATTTGGATCAGCAACCCCTAACAACCTAACAACAGTTACTGGGCTACTATTTCGCAAATAAGCTTGTGCGGCATATGCGGCATACGTGGGCGCCATGAGATTTCCTTCTCTCCAAACATCACCACCTTGACCACCAGCGATTGGGTTTCCAAATATTTCAATGAACTCACTAAACGACCCCACAGTTACAGGTCTGTTGCCCGGGCCGCGGGATAATCGACCAATGACTGCCGGCCCAACCGGTTCTGCCTCTCTGGGTAATTGGGAATTATCAATTTCGTTGATAAAAACGCCAGGTGACACAAATTTGAATCTTCTTACGGACATATCTTTTTCTCCTTAAACCAAAAGCTCTTATAAATCACAAACAGAACATTGCGGTTATATAAATGGTATTTCTTTAACTAAATAGTATTCAGTATTTCAAAAAGTAATTAAAACATTATAATAAAAAAGGGATCCGGAAAACCGGATCCCTTAGTGAACAATTACAACCTAATTCTTATGAGCTAACACCAGAACCAGACAAGAAAGTAATCGTAAGTATATCATCGCTATCCAAAGCCAAAGCACTGTGCATAAGAACCTTATATGCACCAGCACTACCAGTGTCAACACGATAATCAGTTTGCGTTATAGTCGCAGCAGAACTAGTTCCTGGATGTTGACCGTGTAAAAGAACACCGTTCAAGAACACCATCAAAGACCCCGACATTGGCTGCGCACTTAGAGAGGCAGTAGTGTACGGAGTTGCCATGGCATGTGTTGCAAACATACCCTTTGTAGGAACTGAACCACTGATGTTTGAGCCATCAGCCCTAACGTGTGATTGTCTTCTCCAGCCAACACTCAATCGACCAGAAGTATACGTTAAGCCGCCATTAGCATCAGTCTTGTTAATAACAACATCCTGATTTAATTTTGCCTTAGTTACAGACAATGCTGCAAGCTTTGCTGTCGTGACTGCCGTATCAAGGATAGTGGAAGTCAAAACGGAGGCAGTTTGCATATTGTCCTGAGTTACAATACCTGTACCATGCAACTTGTTGGTGGTCACTTCGTGGGTAGTAACCGTTGACCCGGAAAGAGTCGACGAGAACGTACCGGTTGTACCAACAACGGCAGCAAAGCTACCAGCTTCGACTGAAGCTGCACCGATTACGGTACCATCAATGTTTCCACCGTTGATGTCGACAGTAGTAAGCGTTGAAGTTCCAGTCACAGTGATT